AGGGTGGGGGGCCTAAATGCGAGACCCCCCTCCCCCGGGTCGACGAAGAAATTTTTATTTTTCAATCATCGATCTCGAAAGTTTGATAGAAATTTGTTCCATCAAGATTCAGGATTCGATCAATTGCATTTTCAATTTCTTCGATTTCAAGTTCTTCACTTAACGAATCGCTTGATGTGCACAGCCTAGCCACCAGGCCACAGGTGTTGTAGCCTCGGGCTGTGTCAAAAGCAAACCATTCGTCCCATGAAGTTCTTGGATCGTAAGGATTGTCCACTGTAGACAGCATCCTAGCCATGATAGACCTCCTTATAGAGGCCCTGTGAGAGGGTGTGTACCATGGTGTGGTCAGCCCTCCTCTAGAGCACGATGTACAGAAGTCGTAGAGATTCCCAAAGCTTCAGCAATCTCAGCAGCAGTCTTACCTCTACTACTCATAGCCTTGGCTCTGGACACCATGCTGGACGATACCTTAGGCTGCGACCTAGGCGTAGCCAGTTCCCTTACTACTGATTCATCAGCAAGTTCAAGAACCTTGTTAAGAGCAGCCTGTGAGACAGCACCTTCCTGGATAGCCTGCCACTCTCGAGGAGTGATAGCGAAAGGCTTCTTACCAGCCCCCGTTCTTGAACGGGCCTCGGCTAAAGCCTGGCGCCGGGCTTTCTGGAGGCGCTCTTTGTCATTGGCAAGAGTCGGATCAGCCTGCTTCTTAGCCCTGATTACCGCATCTGCCAGGACCTGAGCCTGTCTTTCCCTGGGTTTATTCCGGAGGGCCTCGTTTACTTTGGCCTTGAGGGACTTAACTTCAGGGGCATAGGTCTTTGCAGCCTGGGGGTTCTTTCGAACAGAGGGGATAGCAAGCGTAGCCTTACGGGCTTCGTTAGCCATAGCCTTCAGTTCGTTAGAGTGATTGGCATAGACCGTTTCGATAGCACTCCCGTTCTTAGAAACAAGGGAGTATGCATCATGGGTCTCGGCCAACTTAGTGGACTTCTCAGTACGAAGCACGGTCTTACCATGCTTGTCCACATAAGTAGCCCCAGTCTCTTCATAGACCTTGCGTCCAGTCTTCTTGTCAATGGGCCCACCCTTTGAAGCGGACCGGGCTTTTCTCTCAGGAATCCGTTTCTCAGATGAGGCACGGCTGATAAGAGTAGAAGCCCCAGCATTTGCCTTACCCTGGTATTTCTTCTTAAGGGCGGCAATACCGTTGTCAATCTCGGACTGCTTGTAGTTGAGCTTGTGCTTCTCAGCGTCAATCACAACCATAGAGTGCCTAACGGCCCGGGCAATCTCAGCCTGATTTGCACCACCGATTGTCATATCAGTGATCAGGTTTGAGACCTCACCCATCTTCATCTGCTTCTGCTTAGAAGTCATGGGTGTCATTCCGGGGTAGGCAGGATACATAACCTTGGGATCGAAATCCTTCAGACCCTTCAGAGCAGGAGAGGTCTTCACCTTTCCGCTGTTGTTCGGAATACAGAGAACAGAGTCTCCGTCGAAGTCTGCACCAGAAAGACGCTCAGCCACCTTTGGGTGGATTCCGATTGCATCCTTAACCTTGGTCCCTATTGCTTTTCTGGCATGGGGGTTTTTGTTGTTGACTGTCAGCTCAGGGATCTCGAATCGTCCACCGTGAGGGTGACGAACAAGAACAACCTTCTCCCCATGTTTGAAGTTGGGGGCGTAAACCTCCGTGGTCTTCATCTTGGGGACAGGAAGGATTACCTGACTGGCCTGCCGAGGTAGAGCTGCCGCCTTAAGATCAACGGCATCGGAGTCAACAGAGTCGGCAAACGACTGAAGCAGCTTCTTCTTGACCGAGGGGTTCGTAAGAGTCATAATCTCTTCGAACTCTGCCCGGCGCTTGTCTCGTACCTTCTGAAGCTGCTGCTTGGCAAGAGAGACGGGCTGCTTCGAGAGGAACTGAGAGCTCAAGGTCTTAGACCAGTCACCCCAAGTACCTTCGTCGTTAACGATGTTCATCGCAGAGAGCTTTTTCCGACCATTCGAGTCGGTGTAATGAAGCTGCTTGCGGATTACTGAACCGAATGGGTTCGCCGGGTCACCTGTCTGCTTTTTGAGGGCGTCCAGTTTGTTTCCGGTGGGGTTCTTGTTTGTGTTGAACCGGAGATCATATCCCTTAGGGATGTCATCCGAGTACATCGCCATACCCTTAAGATAGTGCGTGCCGTCAACACTGATTCGAACCTGAGCATAGTTGGAAGAACCGAGGGAGAGGTCTTTGACTCCACGTCGAACCTCAATTACACCGTCCATATCGGTACCACCCTCGTTTCCATAGCGAACCTTAAGTCGCTTACTGGAAACTGCAGTGGGCTTCTCGATACCGTATACCGTATGACCCCGGTCCTCAATATTGACCCCAGGGGCCTTAATTTCACCCCGCTTGGCCAGAACCGTCTTGTAGTCCATGCCCGGAGGCACCAGGACCTTCATTTCGGTGAACTTACCAGTCGTCTGCTGCTGGACCTTCACCTTGTGGACGTGATAGCCCTCAGCCTCGAGCATGGCGGTTGCGGTCTTCATCTTGGTGCTTGTGACACCCATGTTGACCTCAACGCCGAGCCCGACGTCAAGAAGACCGTCCTTGCCAACCTGCTTCTTGAGCTCCTTAGCAAGCGCCTCAGTACTCCCCGCCCTTTCTTTGAGGGTGGGGTCTAAAAGAGCTCGAACAGAGGACTCGTTGATGCCCATACGACGACCAATGGCCGTGTTGGACATCCCCTTCTCCTTTAGGCGGGCAACCATCGCAACGTCAGCCTTACGCTTCTCGTTCTTAGCGATGGATCGCTGTGCACGGAGCTGGGTGGTGGTCATTCCAAGGCCCTTGGCAATCTCAGTCTCAGAGAGACCCTTGGCCTTGAGGTCCTTGATGGTGGAGAGGAGGTCGCCCGAGTGCTGATGCGGGTCCTTACCGGAACCCCAGGGGTAACGTCCAGACTTACGCTTAACACCATAGTGAGCGAGATCCATCAGGCCTCCTCTTCCTTGATCTTCTCGATAAGCTTGTCGAATTGGATGATGGTGTCCATAATCGGGGCAATATCGTCGCCCTCAGGGTTGGCTACCTGAATATCGTCATTCTGGTAGATACGGAGCTCGTAGTTAATAGCCCCAGGACGCTCATCATACTCGAGGCAGAAGAGTGCCGCGTAGATCATGAGCTGATCAATCTTGGCGGGGTGAACGCCAGTCTTCAGATCGTGGATGCGAAGCAGACCCTTGTCAAAGGAGATAGCGTCAGCAGTGCCAAAGCAGTTGACCGAGTAAAACAGGACTTGCTCCGGCTCCATCCGAAACCCAATAGCATCGTTAACATAGTTGTTGAATGTCACCTTGTTTCGAGGCATGCGCATCTTCAACCGAATATGCTCAGCGGCGAGCTCGTGAAGACGGGTACCCTTTGCGGCAGCCTGGGCGGTTCGGAAGGTCTCGATCAGTTTGTCGGGAGAGTAGTTGAGCCAGTGGTACTTGCTGGCGGAAAGGAATGCGTGGGCTCCATTAAGCTGTGAGTGATTGTTGAACTTCACTGAGGATCTCGCTCTCGTTCTCAGGGTAGATGAATGCAGCATACGACATCGCATGCATGGTCCGAACGTAGTGTGCCTGGTTCGGACGGACTGACGCCGTAGCGCCGCGCTTCACCTCAAGGGCTGCCCAACGATCCTTGTAGAGAAGAATCAGGTCGGGTATACCTTGAATGTAGTTGGGATCATTTTTCAGAACAATGATCCCCGGCAGCATCTTGTTCAGCTTCTTGATGAGCTGTGCTTGGAATTGTGACTCACGCATGGTGTGCTCCTCTGGGTAAGCCTATAAGAAGGGATAGGCTTGTTTCTATCCTTCTTATCATTATATGCGTAGTTTGCGACGAGGTGTGTCACACGTATTGTAGAGGGGGTATTCTTGGAATGGGTGGGGTTTTGTTACAGATGTGACTAATGTGAAAATTCGATCGATAAACATCATCAAACGTCATCAAACAGTCTCAAGAAGGGGTGGGACAAAAAGTGGACCAAAATCCCTATTTTCATATATAATAAAAAAAATCAATCAATCAATCAATTAATATATTTCACAAAAAATGGCCCACCCAGACTTTTCGTTGCAATTCCAAGGAAAAGTCCAACAATACGTGTGACGCCCTGGCCCACTTTTTTGGCCCACCCCCATTTTCAAGTCACATTAGTAACATCTGTAACATGAAAAAGTGGCCCACTGCCCAAAAAAATGGCCCACTGGCCCGGGCGTCACACGTATTCTAACCGACAAATGCCCTCTCGTTGAACACCTTCTTCGAGCTCAGAGACCGCCGAACAGCCTTGTCGATCGACGAATCCGATTCAAGAAAGTAGTATTTCAATCGAGAATATGGCGTGTTCAATCGGTCGATACGACCCTCACACTGCTCCGTCACTCTCCAGGAATAGTTGAGGGACCAGAAGAGAACCGTATCGGTACTAGTACAGTTCCATCCCTCTGCTGCCGAGGTGTACTGACAGATATAGACCCATCGAGGTTCTGCTGGTATAGCATCGTGCCGATGTCCATTCCATTGCGCCGTAGGCAGTCCAAGGCTCTCTGCAACTGCAAGGATTCGATCGAGCTCATAGTTATAATTGTAGAATACGATAACCCTCTCATTGCTTGAGAGTATGCGCTTGGCTTGCTCTGAACGCCAGTCATTGTCACTGACCACCTTTCTCAAGATTCTGCAGACCCCACCTGCGTCTCTAAGGGGTTCCTCTGTCCAGGGATCCATCCTGTTCTTCGCGACCCACTTATACAAGTCACGGTCGTAGTCGCAGTAGACAGTCTTCCTCTCACGAGTAGTGTGTCGCTCGACCGGCATCTCCACAAGGATACTCCGACGTAAGCGCTGCAGCTTCGCCTCCCCTATGTATCGTTTGACCTTGGGGTATTTTGCGAAGCGATCAAATATGACGTGATCCTCCATGAACTCCGTACGAGTCCTGAAGAATCCGTGAGCCATGAATACCGGGAGGTAGTCCATCCAGACATCTCCAGGGGTAGCTGAGAGCAGAAGCCAGGTGTTCTTCTTAGTTATCTTCAAGAACTCCTTGACCCAGCGCCCACTGCCGGAAGCACGCTGTTCATCAAAAAAGAATACCGCGTGTTCCCGATCCGAGTACTTCCCGATGTTGTTCCACGAGTCCACCACAATGGATGAACCTGTGAAACTACATACAGGATCTGTACTCAGACCGAGACGCGCAGCTTCTTCCTCCCACTCAAGGGAGTCCCGCTTCTTAGCGGTTGTGATGACATACAGCGTAGGGGAGCCCTTGACCTTCTTCTTAGCCAAGGACCCCCCTTTCTTGAACGAGGCGGCGTTACAAACCGACGTGA